CCTGTAGCGCCGTGAACGGTTCGTAGCAAGAAATAAACTGCGCGATGCTTTCAACAGACAGGTCTTTACCGCCGTTGTACTCACGCATATCGCTATACGGTGGCGAGGTGAACAGCAACTTGCTGTGCTGACCGTTCATAAGCAGCGCCACATCGTTTTTATCTGTGCTGCTGCCGCAGAGCAGGCGATGTCGCCCAAGTTTCCAAAGCTCACCCGGCTGGCAGGTGGTCGGAGCATCCGTAACGACCTCCGGCACCTCGTCCTGTACGATTTCATCTTCAACACCGAGCATGAGCCCGATTTCCTGTGTGTCGAAGCCGGTCAGCGTAACGTCGAAATCCTCTGCCTTCAAATCTGACAGCAGGTTTTCCAGCTTCTTCGTATCCCACTCGCCAGAGATTTTATTCATGGCAATGTTGAGCGCCTTTTCGCGGGTAGCGTCAAGACTCACCACAATGCACTCCACACTGTCGTAGCCGAGCGCCTTCAAAACCGAAAGCCGCTGATGCCCTGAGATAACGGTGAAGCCGGTCGCCTCGTTTACCACGATGAGCTCCACATATCCGAAGCTCTCGATAGACCGCTTGAGCTTCTCAAACTCCGCATCGCCGGGCTTGAGCTCCTTGCGAGGGTTGTATTTTGCCGGATTTAAGTCCGACAGCTTTAATGACTCAATTTTCAAAGCACCACAGCCTTTCATAGTTATTTGTCGAGCGCATCATGCGGATAAAAAATGACCACTCATCGGTTGAGTGGCCTCTACTGCTTCCATCATGTATGGCTGGCATTTTAGCTTTATTCTTTTTACCAATTCGGACTCAGGCGGTGGCACGTCGTTTCGATGCCCTGCGAACTCGCCAAATAGAATATCTGAAGCAACATTGTACATCTGAGCACCTTCGACTGGGTCAAAGGTATATCCGAGATAAATGTTCTTATTATTGAGACCTATTTTTACACAGTATTTTTGCTTACGATTAACGAAATACACTCCGACGTATCCGCTTGTGTTGTTTTTCTGAACGCTGCGATTCATGGAATTCTGTTGTGCTGTGACAATACGCAGGTTTTCTTTGCGGCAGTCGAGCTTGTCGCGGTTGATATGGTCGACGGCAAGTGCATCATCAGTCAGTCCAAGAAGATACCTATGAAGCCGGATATAATGACGTTGTTCGGTATCGTTGATTATATAGCCACTGACTGATTTGTGCCAATATCGTTGAGCTACCAACGGTATATCCGAAGCATCAATTTGAAACTCACTACCATCTGGTAAGCGCCCTGTCGCGGTCGTGCCTTTCACAGAGAATTGATAATCTGGCGGACAATTTCTGCAAGCAGTGTCCTTTCCGTAATAAAGAGCAGCACGCGCTTTTATTGTTTCATTGCCACAATTAACGCAGCGGCAACGGAATATCAGCGCACCAGCCTTGTTTTTTCCAGCCTCGGATATAACCTCCCAGCCATTAATCGTCTTTCCGACAACAGGAATGCGACGTTTGAGCGAGTCGATTTTTCTCGAACAGTCGAGACATTTACTTGTGTCCTTTAGAATGCTCGACTTTTGCGCAGTAAACTCTTTACCGCATCGACAGCGAACATTAAACATTAAATGCCCGTGACTATCCTTTGGAGCCTCACGAAGCACGGTGAGAAAACCATACTCGCGCCCGATGGAAATTGGTGTTCTTTGCTTCATCTGTTTTGACCGCCTCTCCTCGCCGTGAGCAGCCGCTCCATTACATCGTCCTGCGGATTCACACCGCTGTATTCACTTGTACAGTTGTCTTTGACTATCTGGAAAATCTCATACCACAGGCGGTTCGTCTGGCTCATGTAGTTTTGACCCATCGCCACGTATGGGCTTTGAATTGCGTTGCCAGTGGTAGGGTGCCGCGCCAGAAAGCCGAAGCTCGAAACGGCTTCTTCGCATTGAATCCATCTTGCTACGCTCATGGCGTAGCGTTCCAGAAGCTGCGGAGAAACAAGCGCCGCGCAGCCACGGGCATTCAGCCATGTCCATGTATTTTTATAGATTTCATCTGCTGCCAGTGTCGTACCGTCTTTCTGTTCAGCCGAGAGCATTTTGTTCGGCTCCGGCATTTCCTGACCTTCTAAGTCAGCAGCATTCTTAAATTCCATAACCGTCAGTTGGCGTTTGCCCGGGTTACCGGCAGCGATTTTATCTGCCAGCGCCTTCTTCTTCGGACCTGAGCCCGGTCGAGCTCCGCCACGGTTTGTACCGTCTATTGCCATAAAATCACCACCTTCCATATACCCTGTTTGGACTTGCGCACGAAAACACGTGACCCCACGCCGCTGTCCTTAATATTTTGATTTGAGGATTTAACCTTCCCCACCGGCTCTGTTAAGAGGGCACCGCATATATTTTTCGCGGCTTTACTCTTACATTTTGGTCTGTATCATAATGTGATACAGACCTACCGGTCGTGCCAGCGATCACCCATCTCCACCGTGATGCGGGAGTGGCACGCCTTGCACAGCGCCATGAGATTGTCAGCACAGCTGCTACCACCTTTGGAGAGCGGAAGGATGTGGTGGACTTCCTCGGCAGGCGTCAGCTTGCCTTGCTTCTGACACTCCTCACAAAGAGGATGCGCTTTGATGTAGCGATCACGGATGCGCTTCCAAGCACGACCGTACCTCTTGTTTGATGCGGGGTCGCGCTCGTATTGGTTGTAACGTTTGTCCATGACTTTCTGATGCTCGGCACAGTATTGCTCACGCACAGCGAGCCGACCGCAGCCGGGGTAAGCACAGGGACGTTTGGGTTTGTATGGCATGGATTCACCTCACTTTCGGGGTATAAGAAAAGCCCTGCGGGATTGCTCCCACAAGGCTCATCTTCATTCTGCTTTCCTAATTATAATACTATCATAAGAGGCAGGTGTCTTTCAGTGCCTTTTCATGTCCACTTCAGGAGGAGCGGGGATAATACATTCCTCCAGCGCCCGAATGTGGAGCTTGTGTGTATAACGCAGATCGTAGCCCATGTCCACCGCAATTTTCTCCCAAGAAAGGAAGCAGAGGTAACGCTTCTCCAAAAGGGTCTGGTGCTCTGGATTTACCACAGCTTTGATGACGCCCATGATTTCTTTCTTAAGGTCGACCAGCTTATCAATGTCACGGTTGATGTCGTTCTGCAGGTCAACGATTTTACATACAGCATCAGCCATGCGAGAGGTTGAGTCGCTGGGGTTTCTCGGCATACCCGTCAAGACAGATGTACAGGTCGTTGCCAGCTCGTTCAGAGAGTCAACCTGCTGGAGCTTGGACTTGATACGCATGTCCAGATAACGCGCCTGAGAAAGGTAGGTTTTAGTATTCATAGCACACCTTCTCCTTTCTCAGCTTGGCAATCAGCATTTCAGGGTCGATGCTTGTAAGCGTGTTAAACCAGCCGGAACGGAAGAAGCGCTCGATGCTGGCAAGCTCCTGTTCATCGTCATGTAGCCGGTAGTCCTTGACAGCTTGCAGCACGATGGCGTTTGCGAGATTTTCATAAGGTGTATCCATAATCTGTACCTCCGATGTTTTATTTCTCTCGGATTGGCACGGATTGTCGTTGGTTGTCTCAGATTTGCAGGTCGGCTTTTACCGCTTCGATTAACGCAGCCTGTGTGCTGTCCTTCTTGGATAACACCTTCAGGATGCGTTCGTCGATAGTGCCTTTGGTAACGATGTGCTGCACCACAACTGTTTTGGCACTCTGTCCCTGTCGCCAAAGGCGTGCATTGGTCTGCTGATATAATTCCAGCGACCAGGTCAGCCCGAACCAGACGATGCAGGAACCGCCGCTTTGCAAGTTTAGCCCATGACCGGCAGAGGCGGGATGTACCAGTGCCACGGGAAGCTCACCATCATTCCATCGCTTGATGCTATCGGAACTGTCCAGCTTGGAGAACGGAATATGGAGCTTTTGCAGTCGCTCGGTGATACGGACAAGATCATGCTTGAACCAGTACGCCACCAGAAGCGGCTTGTCACCGGCGGCTTCGATTATGTCCTCCAACGCATCGAGCTTTCGGTCGTGAATCGTGATGGTGCTGCCATCGTCGGTATAAATAGCGCCGTTTGCCATCTGGCACAGCTTGCCGGTGAGAGCGGCTGCATTGGCGGCAGTAATATCGCCACCCGGAAGCTGCAATACGAGATCTTGCTTCAATTCGTTGTATCGCTTTTTCTCATCATCGGAGAGCCGCACTGTATATTCGCTGCTGATGAGCTCCGGCATTTTCAGAAGGTCGGTGGATTTCATGCTGATGGTGATGTCGGAAATTTTGTCATATATCCGCTGCTCTGCGCCGGGTAGTGGCTTGTAGCTGAAGATGACCTGCCCATTGCGTTTATCCGGCTGGAAGTATTCAAGCCGGTAGTGGCTGATGAACCGTCCGAGCCGAGCACCCATATCCAGAAGCCGAAACTCTGCCCATAAATCCATAAGACCATTTGCGGAAGGAGTGCCGGTCAGCCCGATGATGCGTTTAACAGTCGGTCGGACTTTCATCATCGCCCGGAACCGCTTTGCTTGATAATTCTTAAAGGAGGAAAGTTCGTCCACTACAACGGTGTCGAAGCTAAACGGCAGCTTGCTGTCCTCAATGAGCCACTGGACGTTTTCGCGGTTGATAATATAGATGTCGGCAGGCTTCAGCAGTGCTGACCGGCGTTCTGCCTCGGTGCCTACTGCCACGGAGCAGATGAGGCCCTGCAGGTGATCCCACTTATCTACTTCAGCAGGCCATGTATACCGTGCTACTCGAAGCGGGGCGATGACCAGAATGCGATGCGCCTTGAAGCTGTCAAACAGCAGGTTGTTAAGTGCCGTCAGCGTAATGCTCGTCTTGCCAAGGCCCATATCCAATAGAACAGCGGCGATTGGGTGCTCCTCGATGTAATTGATAGCAAAGATCTGGTAGTTATGTGGTTCGTATTTCATCAAGAATCCCTCCAATCTGCTGTTCATCGTCCAGCAAGTATACTTTGAAGCCAAGCCCTCGCAGGAGCCGGTGTCTCGCCAATTGAAGCGGTCGCGGCTTGCAGCCCATTGACTTTACTTCCACGAAACCAATATGACCGTCCGGCAAAAGTACGATGCGGTCAGGCATTCCGTCAAAACCCGGACTTACGAACTTCAGCGCGATGCCTCCCATGTTTTTTGCCGCGATTGTCAACTTGTGTTCTAACGTTTTTTCTCTCATATTTTTC